TGGGTACGTTCCCAAAGGTTATAAACCATGAGATAGCATTGGGCACAGACCCTGTTGCCTCGTTTGGGAATACCCACAAGCAGTTGATACTAAACCACCCCTTATTGGGAGGGGATGGTTCATGGGGGACGCTGTATGCACATGGTGGTGCGAGTGGCATATACACTTTTACCAATCCCGCAGGTGGTTACTTGGCACTCACTAGTGGCGCACCAACATCGTCGCATGATTTCAAACTAACTACCGAAACAGGGAATAGGGGAATGTCGATCGGGTTGGGTGCTTTCGCAAATGAGGTGTCTGTTTTAGGTGCCGCTTCTTTCGGTGATAGTTCTTGGAATCAAGTTCAGGCACCAACTTATGGGATCACTCTACAGGGCAGCATAGGAATAGGGACCAACTCTGAGTTCGGAACGGGCGAGACAGTTATCGCTATTGCAAATGCGACTGTTGTCCCTAGCACTACTCCAACGGGTGGCGGGGTTCTTTGGGTCGAGGGTGGTGAGTTGAAATACATGGCATCGAGTGGTAACGTTACCACCATCGGTCCGTTATAACAAATCTAAAGGAGAAAATTATGGCTAGAGAATTAACAGTAAAGAAATTGGTTTTAAAAAGGATAGAGTCTGACAATACCGTTCATGCACATTTTGAATATGAAGTGTCCGATGGTGACCTCAGAAAATCTGCTATGGCTAATGTAATCGACATTGACACCACAAAAACAATAGACGATACGTTGTCTGATTTTGAGGATGGGAAGCGAGTCGAAGAAAGCGCCCCTCGTCCCCGCTAGGAAGAAGGGGAAGTTATGGCAGCAGAAAATCTAAAGGAGATAAGTAATGGCAAGAGAATTAAATGTAAGACGATTGGTGCTTTCAAAAAGAGGCAACGGTAAAATGTTGGCTAGCTTTGAGTACATCGTTAAGGATGGAGATCTTCAAAAGGGTGGGTCCTCTGATGCAGATGACATCGACCAAACCAAGAGCATCTCGGACCTCATGTCTGAGTTCGAGGCTTCCAAGGGCGAAGAAGAAAACATTCCAAAGAAGTAGGTGACATATGAAACCGGGAAACGAATCCACTGAATGGCAAGCATCCAAGCTAGGCATTCTTGCGAGTATCACATTGCCTGCATTGGCTACAGCACTAGAGGCATTGCAGAGCGGAGGTCATGTTGAGAACCCTCTTCTTGCTGCTGCTATTTCTGCTGCCCTTGCCGTTCTCACTGCCCTTGGGTATGGTGCTTTTAGAACTGCTCTTAAGGTTAAGGAGATCGGACTCCAAAGAGATCGACTCAAAGCTGCGGCAATCGCAGGAGTAGATGCCCTAGAAAAAAAGTAGGTGAGGAGCTTGAAGCTGCCAAGAAACTCAAAGAAGGCAGTGGATGCACTACTCTCTATACTGAGGTTGGTGCTGAACGCATTCGAGCGGCTGTTGAGAGCAAGTTCAATGCCTCAAAGAGACTACAGCTTTTCGCTAAAGTCTACGGAGAAGCAGAACTCAAAAGCTTCACCGACCACAGATGGGGAGCAATCGGAGGACTCAAATTCACTTGGTGAAGAGTACAGCCCGATGGAATTTAAACTTGAATGCATAAACATCATCGAAGCAGCCGACGATGGGAAGTACAAGAAGCTCATCAAACCTGAGAAGGTATTGATTCATCGCATAGGTCCGAAGTTAAATTGCAACTCGAAAGAGTGTGACTACTGCGAAAGTGCAAATGCAATAACTAATAGTGAACATAACTTCGGACTCCATGTTTCTAAATGGTTTCAATCCCACCCACGGATTGGACTCACAGGTGGTGGCACCCCTTATCATTTTGTCATAGACTATAGCAAGACATTTCAGTGCCTAAGTCTAAAAGATTGTGGGGTACACGCACGTCGATGGAACACGAAAGCTCTAGCGATAGCTGTTCGAGGTGACTTCAACCATGAGCATCCAAATGCCTACCAAAAATATGCCGTAGACCTCCTGAGCGCCTCGCTGTGCCGTTTTCTAGGTGCAGTTGATGTATGGGGTCATACTGAACTCCCTGAAGCCACCAAGGACCCCATGAAGCGTTGTCCCGGCGCATATATGTACATGAATAATCGCAGAATTGCCGTTCGGCAACTTTGGGATGAAAATAAGTGTAGGGAAATTCCCCACATCTTAGAGGAGTATAACATTGCAATTAATTGAGGAATTAAGAAAAAAGGGCGTAGACCATTTTAATGTGGGTTGGGGAAGGTTTCGCCTGTCGTGTGAGGCCAAGGTGGAGTTGGATGGGGAAGAACTTGATGGGTTAACTTGCTTTTCTGAGCGAACAATAACCGTGAGCGGTAAGCTTGATTATATGGGACAAAGACACACTCTCATACACGAAATATGGCATGTGGTGTTGAATAACATGTGGATGGATGACCGCACCAAGGAGTACGGTCAATTAGCGGGACTAGTAAGCATAAGCAACGAGGATTTGGCAGAAAACTGCGCTCGTGGAATGCTTCTATTCAAGAACCTGAACCCGCAATTATGGGACACGTTATTTAGTCAGCGTCAACAATAGGGACCGTAACGTCGTCCCAAGTGCGGCTGATGAGTCCTTCGAGGATCATTGCTGCCTTAGCGAGAGACAGGACAACCTCGTCGGACCCATTGTACTTTGCATTTTTGATTAGCTCTAATAATTCTTGTTTAATTTGTTCTAGTGTCATATTTACCTCACATAACAATCATAAATTTCACCGTCGACAGCAACGCTAACAACCCCATCTATACATTCGGCACCGTCGCCGTATCTCCGCGCAAAGTATGCTAAATATTTGCATCCATTTACTCCTCGATTCAACTCGTGGTCGTGGTTGTATTTCTTGTGTTTTCTATACGCATCGTTAAGCTCTCCGTGACTCCATCTCTCCTCACAGTCGGTGAAACACTCTCCCATGGGCAGCGTTCTGTCTACCTTGTGCTCAGGGTCATTCTCCCTCGCGCAGTCCTGTATGCTCCAACAGTGGCTCTCACAAAGTATCTCCTTCGGTGGTTCACAACACTGAAGAGACAACGTTACTAGAATTTTCACTAGAGTTTTCAAAATGGTCCTCCAACAACTTCATAAAGTCTGTAAGCAGCATGGTAACTGTGGGTTGTATTTTGCCGTCGTCCCTGCATACGGCAACGGGAATTTTCTTGCTCGACAGGCTAGCCTCTATTGCCTGTTCGAGGGCTGCCTTAACGTTGGTGCGTTTCCCCCTTTTAGCCTCTATCCAAAAGTCGGGCATCTCTACGTCGGCACACTCACTCCCACACCTCGTTTGTCCTAGACCACGCTTTATGTCTAGACCGGGGAATCTTGCCTTGAATATATTAGCAAGCTCCCTCTCAAAGTTGTGGCCCTTCCTTCTACTTCTTGTTCCACTCATGCCTACTCCTTAGTTGGTATACGTCTGATGCTTTTAAATCGCTATAGTCAGCAATCTTTTTTACGTCCCCCCACTCCACTAGCGACTTCAAGCACTTCTCCACTAAGCTCCCTGTCATGTAGAGCTTCGAGCAAAGGTCTACTACTGTCATGCTTCCATTTTCCTCTAGGGTAGACGCTACTGATGCAATATTGCGGCCATGGTTGCTGTTGAACACCCTGTAAACGTCTATAGCGCTCTGTTTCATTTGCACCAATCCTCAGGTTTTCCACGTAGATCTGATACACATCCCGTGTTCTTGTTTTGAAAGTGAATGCCATCATAAGGTATGTGGTGAGAGCAGCCAACTCCAATAAACAGGAGAAGCCCAATACCCAAACAAACAGCCACAACAACCAATATATCAAGTATGTCCTCCAACAGCTTATTCATCTTGGACCCCCCTTAAAAAAGGCATCAGGGGTCACGAAGCTCTCTTCTATGCCACAATACATCATGGGTTCTATGTCGGCATCGTCGCGTTTGTTCTTGACCCTGCCACCCATCTTCACCTGCCAATTAACCTGTCCTACATTACAAATCAATGTCTCATTTGTCCATTTGACAACTAATAGGAAGGGCTTGTCAGTGGCCCTGCTAAGGAGCATCCCGTAGGTTATCTTCATAGCAGATATGGAAAAGTCTGTTTTGTCTGATGATTTTCCGCTCCTTGTCTTTATTTCGACAAAAGATAGGATGTTTGAGCCAAACCAATTGCCTCCCGGCTTTTTCCTTATCATGGCATAGTCCAACCTGTAGGAGATGGGCAGCTTCATAAAGTCATACCTATCGCTCACCCCAAGGTCAGAGATAGCTTTGCGTTCGTTGCTCAGATCCTTTTTAGATTCAAATGCTTCCCTTGGTGTCATTTCTGTCCCCTTTTCGGTAAGTGTCCGTTTTTGTATTTATCCCATGGATGGTCACCCATGTCTTCCCTCTTCTCCTCTACCCGACCGTAGAAGTTACACCACTCGCTCTTTTCCTTTTCGGTCAAGTGCTTCCAATCTTTCGATGTCACAGTTAACATATTCCAACTCCTCTTCACGCGCAGCTTTTTTCTCAAGCCTGCGTTCAATCATCCCCATCAATTCTTTTGACCTGCGTTCGTTTTTCTTTTTTTCCTTGGAGAACTTCATTATGTACTCCGCGTGAATTGCTATTGATTTTCGTAGCCTTTGATATTCCTGATATAAGGGACTTAACCCTTTCGGCATCTCCATTTTTACTCCCTTCCGGTAAAATCTCTGTTTTTGCGCTGCCCAACAAAAGATGTTGCGGCCCCTGTGGAACGTCTGTCTTAATCTGAACAAGCCTGTCTCTCGTCCTGCCCTCTAGAGGCAGCAGTCCATCAACCCTTAATCCCTTGGCGCATAAATTATACATACTTTCGTATGTGGAGATGAACTGCTTCCTCGTATTATTTTGAAAGTAGGTGGCTGAACTCGAACAAAGAGTTGACCACCCGCCCAAATTCCGCACGACTGCGTGTATCAGCGGGTCGTCAAATTCCACGGACGCATTCCCGCCGACACTGCGAGTGGCCTTTGTGACTGCAGTCCACGCTAGAACCGCCTTTTCCTCGCCGCTTGTCGATAGGCTTTTGATAGCCGAAATAAAGTCGCTAGGCTTGGGCATCCACTTAGATGTTTCCGTATGCTTCTTTGCAGCAGCAACAAAAGCATCGATTGGGTATTCCTTAAGAATATCCCAAAATAGCTGCAGAGCGTTCTTGCTGACCGGAAAATCATAGAGGTCACTGAGCGAAGTGAGCACCTCGACAAACTTGCGCTTATCACTTTTTTGCATTTGCCTTGTGCCTCCTTCGCTGCGCCCACCAATGGCACTCCACCGACTCCTCATCCGCCGGTCCGTGGACGGGAACCTCAACGTCCATGTTTATTTTTGCACCGTACTTTTCCTCCAACGCCGCTATCTCCTCCTTCGACATATCGTGCTGAGTTCTTATCTTTCCGGTCATGCTATCTCCTTTGGACATGCACATGGCCAACCTCAACGGACTCCATGCTGCATCCCCCCCTAACTGCTTTAAAGAGCTTCCTTCCATAACTTTCTCCTAGTGTAATGTTTTTCTATCTATGCTGAAATCGGGGCAGAAATCTACATCGACCCCGTTTAAATCTACCCTCGAAACACCACCTTTAGGCCACTCATGGCAATGCGCCTGAGTACACCGTGGGCATATCATCAATATTTCCACAGGTTCTTGGTGTCCCTCCTCGAAAGCCATTGCCTCGACGTGGGTAATGGCACAACCAAACATCTTGCAGATGATTCGGTTCAACCACATAAATCTACTTTTAAAAATCTTGTTCATCACTTACCTCTTCCCCGTCGAGCCAAGACTTAGCCGACTCTACGGTTTTAAATGTTGTGTCGCTCATCTTTGGCTTACCACTTTCTTTTTCTATCATAATGAACGACTCAACGTGTTCGGGATTACGCATACACAGCTCCAAGCTTAGATATTTAGTCCCCTGTTTATTCTGACCGCAATGGAAAGGTGACTTATGCATCCCGTCTATGGCCTCTATAAGCTCCGCTACGGTGTATCCATCCTCTAACCGACCCTTTACCCCTAAATAGGTCTTACTCTTCTCAGAGAGCGACCTGAGGGCTTTGGGGTGGTATGTCCGATAATGCTCCATAACTGACTTAATATCTTTTCCATAAACTCCGTTATATATATTATTATATATATAATCTTTATTTTTATTTTTTGATTTATTAGATAATCTTTTCTTTGTCTTACTTTCTTTTAGCTTATCTAAACCATCTGACCACTTGTCGAAGCGGTCCGTCAAATTATTGACGGCACTGTTTAACCCCTTAACATCCTTCACTAAATCGGCTATGGCCGCAGCGAGGGCTTTATCAATATAGACCATTATGTTCCCCTTATGGGGTATGATTCAGTGGCTAAAGGGGAGTGGGGAAGGAAAGCAACACTGAACCATACCCTCAACGTTAAATTAACACGTCTTGAAAAATATACAAGACAACTTAGAAGGGAGCGTCATCTGACGTTTCCATCGGCGGTGGGCCCACCTCTGCCCAACGGTCCTCAGGCATACTCGCCTCGGCATATCTCAATACCTTTGGGTACCCGTCATCGTTAGGACCCATGATGGCACTGCCCTCTCGACCAATTAGGCTATGAAGTTCAAGCTCATTCTCAGGGCGCTTTGATACCCCAAGACCACCAAGTAGTTGGTCTAATTTCCACATTGCATTTTCCGTAAGGAAAACACGGTCGAAGCACCGAAAAGTCTTACCTGACTGATAGTAGCCTTCTAGTTCAATTTCGATCCCCTGAGTACCTGTGCTGTACGTTTTGAAATCGATACTCTTGATTGAGTATGTGTAGTCCCCCTTTGGAAATACAAATGGTGTGTTGTCCTGTGCGGCACTGTTGCTCACACTTGTTTTGTTATCAGGATATGTAATACTCATTTAGCCCTCCTTAGGCTTTGGTATGTAACCAATTGTTTAACTGTTTAATTTTAGCTAACTGAAGTTGTCCCAAAACCTCAGGTGTCAAATCTTTGACGTTATTAGTTTTAAGCTCTTTCTTAACACTTTTCATAGCCATTTCAATTATTTCATCTTCATCGCTAAGGGCATCAAGAAGAGATATTGTTTTTGTTATCTCAATTTTCAACATGTCCGACCCCATGGCCTCTGCATATTGTGTATAACTCAATGGTATTTTGCTTGGCATCTCATAACCCAAGCGGGATTTAACAAGTCTTCCCGGCTCAGGCTCGAATACAAGCCAACGCTCACTCCCAACTGCTTGGGCCTTGTTCTTCTCGCCGTCCCTTTGGATGACTCGAACATCTGTACAGGCATGACCAATTTGGTCGCACCAACTATTTACAACCGCCAATGATTGCTTGGGTATGCTAGCGGCAACTGCAGTCCAATCGGTGGATAGGCTGCTGCTCACCTTGGCTGTTCCGGTGTGGGATAAGAGAATGACTTGCATCCCCTTATCCCGTTGGAGCATATCGAGGTCCTCGTGTAAGAACTTCTTTAGCTCCTGAGCAACGGCAGCGTTGCCCTTGCCGAATGAATTGAAACCCTCTCTGCCACGAGAGGATTGATAATCACCACCAAAATCCCTGTCACATACGTACTTCTCTAGAAGGGAGAGCATGTTGTCCAAGGTGTCTATGGCGACTGTCTTGAACTCATGGTTCTCCTTCTTTAGCACCTTCACCGAATCAACCACATCTTGCCATTCTCGGCAGACTCCATCAGTGGGCAACGTTGGAACATCTGTCCCAATTGCACCGCTCTCTGTGGCTATAATTATTGGATTCTCCGCATTGGAAGCGAAGGTCGTTTTCCCGATGCCGGGATCTCCGATAATCATTAAACGCGGGGGCGGCTTCACCCTCTTTGTCTTTGATTTTTCTAAAGAAAATCTACTCATTCTTTCTCCTTCTGCATAGTGCAGTTTCCCTCTAATTCAGGATGAAGGTCATCCATTCTTTCGAGGTTTGTTGATAATTCTAAGGAAGATGCGCCCTGACACACATCGAAGTATGGGCATAACCCAAATCCGCTGCGACATCTTGAGGTGCTTCTCGTCCAATTTCCGTCCTTCTCACGTTGAGCTATTCTTTTGGCTTGTGTTCCTAACTCCCATAAAGATCTATGCCTTTCTTTTGGGGTATAGTAAAGCTCTTTTCTGTAAAAAGGCGCATAAGTTGACCCGTAGTATACGCGCATGTCCAAGAGGTCCTTCATCTTCTGCTTATTCTTGTAGAGTACATCATACAATATCCTCGGTGGACCCTTGTCAGGTGAGTAAGCTACCCGTACAGCTTCTTGGTACAATATTAGCTGCATATCCATACCACCCTCCAACTGCTTCCAATAGGTGCCTCCTACGCCCGTTGCAGTACGGTCACCGGATGTTTTGTGCTCTATTAGTATGTAATCACCCGTACCCTTTTCCTTTATAAGACCGTCTATCTTACCGCCAAACCACATGCCCTCCACCTCGACCATGAACTCGGACTCGACCGCGACAGTATCATACTGCTTGTGGTGCTTCTCAAAGTATTTCTTGTAGTAACCCTCCAAGATAATCTCGGATTGGTCGACAACAAGGTCGCATGGCGAAAGTTTCTCTTTCTCGTAAGCAACACGCTGCATATTTGCTATTGCACTTGTGATCGACTCCCCATGTAAGAATGACTCTAGCCCTGCGTGGACTATGGTGCCAAGTAACAGTGCATCTGAACGAATTATCTCACGATAGCCGTCCACATATCTAAACTTGTACATCTGTTCACACTGCTGATATTTTTTCAGCGCCGATTGTGTTATCATCTATCTCCTCCTCCTGTGAAGCTTACAAAGAACATTATCATGCAGAAGATGACAAACAAAATCTGCAACGTAAGGGAGAGCAGCCCCCATGCAAACGAAAGCACCATCCTCATGTCGCCCACCTCACATAGAAGTGGAGGAAGGCTGCTAGAGTAAGTGAAAAAACGATCAAAGCGATTTTCAATCGTGTTATAACGCCTTTCTTCTTAGCCCTCCTCAACTCCATCGACGCTAAATATTTTAGCGCCGCCCTCTGATTATTTTGGTGTCGGTTGTTGTATTTCGTCATCAACCTCTCCTACCCACATGGCCGCGTTTGCTATTGCCTCTTGAATCCAAAGGTCAAAAGCCTTTGGCATATGGTTAATTTCTTTAGCATACACTGCTCTTAAGTGCTCTAGTTTGTATACTAGGTCGTGTACGCACTCAATGCCGATCTTCAGGCCAAACTCAAGGTTATTTACCTTGTTCTGTACTCTGTCCATCGCTGCATTTTCGTCCTGTCTGTATAGTTGACTCATTGTTCTCCCCTTTCTTTGTATTGTCCGTCATCCAATCGACGAATCTCATCCAATTTCTAACTTGTTCTGCACTCAATCCACTTCGGATTAGATCACGATGCATTTGTACTCCTTCCGTATGCAATACAGGTAGAACCCTGCACTCTTATGTAATAGACCTGCCCCTTGAAGTTTCCATGGCGTTTGGATACATCCCCTGCCATTTCTACCTGTTTCGGGTAGGTCGTTTCTTATTGCCATGTAGCAGATGCCACTTGGCTTTAGTATTTCTTGAATATCCCCTATTAGGCCGTTGGCCTCCTTCCTCCCTAGCACGTTGGCAACATAGATACAAGTTACCACATCCCACTTCCAATTTAGAATCCACGTTTCGTTCCTATGGTGAGGATCATACCCATGGCAGGGTATTCCCTCCACTAACAGGTCGCGTATGTCGTCGCCCTTTCCACATCCGTAGTCTAGAGTGTCTCGATATTCACCATCGCTAGACAAGTAATTGTTCTCCACAAGGTGCCTCATGGGTCGGCTCAATTTCATGCGTCCGACTGCGGTACTGTGTCCCGTCACTGTCATTCTGCCTCCCCTGCTTCTGCGTTCTCCGTAATTAGATAGCGTGGAAAACACGCCCACTTGTGACGCTCGGCCCGCCCCTGCCTATCAAAATTGTCGTTCCTGCTTGACCCTATAATCGGGTCAATGTTCCTCAACAGGCATACGTGCTTGGCGCTGTTCTTTCCCGCGAAATTCCACAACTCTTGCGTCCCGTAGAGGTGAGAAGGGTACGACTCCCTGTATGCATCGACCCACGAGTCCACATCCACACCAACACCTGAGACACGACAGACCCAAGTGTTGTCCTCCTTATTCATCAGCCATCTGATTTTTAGCTCATATTCTTCCATCGGTTTTACCTTCCATCCTCTGTGTTGTTATAGAAGTGACTCGCCACCCATGGCGTGTCAAGGTCCTCAGAAATTGACTCCAACTGTTTTATGAGAAATTTGAGAACAACCCTTTCACCTGTGTCAAAAGACATAAGCTCGTTGTTGGTGCCAAATGGCCTAAGAGTGTGTGCATAGGCGTGTCGGGCCTCTTTGTTCTTAGCTCTTATCAAGTTCTCCATGTGCTTTGTGAGTTTATGAATAACCCCACAAACACTGTC